GTGTTGCTGTGGCCACTAAATTTTACAAAGGATATTTTCCAATAGCACATGAAGGTGGTGGTAATATGGATAGATCAAGAGTCTTATCCTGGTTAAAAGATATTTTAGAATCACCATCAACAAAAATTTTTCACAACGCTATCTATGATGTCTGTTGGTTGCGAGCAATGGGATTTAAAATAAATGGTGACATAGCCTGCACCATGATTGCATCAGCATTGACAGATGAGAATAGATTCCGATACGATCTTAATAGTTTATCCTGGCACTATCTTGGTTATGGTAAGAACGAAGCTGCACTTGCAGAAGCTGCAGAAGAATGGGGTATCGATCCAAAATCGGAAATGTACAAACTACCTGCAATGCATGTTGGTGCATATGCAGAACGTGATGCTGAAGTTACACTTGGTCTTTGGCAAGAGATGAAAAAAGAAATTATTAGTCAAGACC